GGCTTCGCCCTTGGCGTGTTGAGAGTTCGGGACGCCTCCGACCGCTTTGTTAACCTCCGGACATCGGTAGCCGCTGTTGATTGCGAGCGGTTTGCCCCAGGCATCGCGAAGCGGCTGAATAACAGTGTCAACAAGCGCCTTGATATTGTCCCGTACCTCCACAGATGCGATTGTGTTCTTCACCTGCATCCCTGGAACGTCCGTTTTCTCAAACTCTTTATAGTCAAAGTTTTTGCTAACTGTTCCCATAATCATTCACCATTTAGTTTTCCGCATTTTGGGCGCATTTTCCGCATCTCGCTTCATCTACGAATACCCCACTGCCAAAGGGAGGCTCCCTGTTCGGACACTTCGATTTGCGACACTCAAAAGCGCGATAGTAGGCTATCTTGCTGCCCAGCTTGTCGCAGCGGTCTCGCCACACTCCCTGCTCCTTGTAGAGGCTGTCAATCTTGTTGTCTTTAGCCTGTATCTTCTGGGCATAGTCAGCCTTCATCTGCTTCATCTCGGTTCGTACATCGAGCGTCTCCGCCTTCATCTCTTCCGCGATGCCTTTCCACTGGTCTATGGTCTTGCTCACATTGTCAAGCACCTGACTCGTCTTTCTATCCCCGAGAAAATAGATTGCTGTGAACGCGCCCGAAGTGATGAGGGTTACAATTATATTCGTCCAGTCCATCATCGCGTCACCAAGTTATCAGATACAACCATAGGCACAACTGCATCGCGACTGCACCCACCGCCGTAGCGGCAAGATCCGCTTTGTCGTATGTCCTTCCGCGTAGCATGTCCACATACTCTTTGCCTGCCCCTACGAGGACTCCGGCGGCAAAGGCGAACGGAGCGCAGTATGGCACGAGGGCAAACGCCGCGGTGACGGCCATTCCTGCTATGACGTGCATGTACTTATCCGCGCCGAAGCCTGTAATCCAGGAATACACGCGAACAACCGCATCGGCGGCCTTCTTCAAAAATTCAATAATCCTTTTCATCTTGCTTTGCTTTTTTATCGTTCAACTTCAGCCTCTTTGAAAAACTTCGCGCTCTTTTCCTTGACGATTACTTCCGCGAACACGTCGCCGTTGCGCGTGTCGATTATTCCGTTGGGTGAGGAAAGCCTGACATAGCCCTCCTTTACACCCTCAATGTTCATTCTGTTCATATCATTCCGGTGTTACGTTAGTTACTTCCGCCTCCTCCGCCTCAAGCCGGACGGCGAGTTCCGCCATCTTTGTCTCGTTGGCATTGTACTCCTTGTTGGCAGCGACATAGGCCGCGTATTCCGAAGGATAGTCGTGCTCGAACGAGCGCCCAAGTTTGGAGCACTTGACCGCGTGGTCGTCACTCCTCCTCATGACCGACAACAGCTCAAGCTGTCGTTCTTCCAGTCTCTGGATTTCTTCTCTTGTGTTCATTTTCGTATTGTTTTAACAGATTATACTTTCTGACGACACGCCTTCTATGCGTGTACTCCGGGCGCGGAACTATGCAGACGCGCCGTGTGTCGAAACGGACGAAGCGGTGCCATTCCGGGGGAAGGGCTTCCCATATCCTCCATGCCTGCGCGTGGCCGTTCACTTGACGACAAAGCCCGATGTACGAGTTAAGAGAGGAAAGCAGCGCATCTATCCTCGATTCTCTGATGTCGCCGTTGAACTCCCGTGCCTTCCGAACGCCACGGTTCACGATGCGGCGGTTGACATATACACGATCCATCCTTATGTGCGCTCCGAGGCATTCTAAACCCTTTGTATAGTGCTGACAGTAGAACTTGTCCTCATTCAGTCGTGCTCCAAGAGTGGCGAGTTTTCGTCGCAGTTCAGGGATGAGCGCGAGCGTCATCGCCTTGTTGTTTGTGACTATAGTAATGTCGTCCACGAAACGTTCGAAGCGGATACCCTCTATCGAAGCGAGCCACTCGTCGATTTCATGGAAGTACCAGTTGACGGCGTTCTGCCAAATGAGGAACCCTATTGCCGCGCCCGTACCCTCTGGCTTCGTGAAGAGACTCTTTGCGGGAGGTATGAGGGCGCATTCCTCTGGCGTGGAGAGGATATGACAATGCGCCGTTGGGTTGCTGAAGATGCAGACTTGAAGGATGTATAGAAGCTCGTCTTTGTCGCGGCCATGATAGCCACTCTCTATCAGTTCCCGCAACTGAGCGTATGCGATGTCCTGACTGATGTTCGGAAAACATCCCTTAAGGTCGAGTTTTATTACCCATGTGTCGTTCCGTGTAAATCCGGCACTCATCTCGTATATGTCGGAGATTACGGCATTCTGGCAGGCCTTCTGCCCCATGCCGATGCGGTTGTTGAAGGTGTGGGGCGAAAGCCGTCTTTCAAGCAGCGGACGCAGGCGGATGTCGAGGTAGTGGTGGAGAACTCTTGTGGCCATGTCGGACGCGAACACTTCGCGTGGTTTCGGAGTCATGGTTACAAATGTGTAGGCGGTCGGCCGCAGGCGTCTGCCGATGATTTCATTGTACAGGGCGACGCAGTTCGCCTCCCAGTGCAGTTCGAAGTCTGTCTGGTCGGCCGTCCTACGCTTATTAGAGCGGGCAACGATGTATGCGTCAATTATGTCCTGTAGTTCAATCATTGCGTCTTCCTTATTTGACTTTGTTTCAGTTCGAGACGGGGAGGGACTGGAGCCGGTTGTACATGTCGTTGTTGTTGAAGTAACCGGTGTCACCGTTCGCGTACCAGGCGTTGTTGCCGTTGTACCGGACGCAAGACCAGAAGTTCCTGCCCCTGTGCGCGTATCCTCTTCTGTCGGTGTGAATGACACCCGCGCACCTCTAAAATCTGTCAGCTGCCGCAACCTTGCCCCAGCCGGGGCGCATCGGATGCGGTCTTGCCCTTTGCGAGCGACGACCGCCACCTGCACATGCCACTATCTATCTTTGCAACGAGCTCAACAATCTCGATTTTGCGGGAGTTCACCGTGTCGTCCGGGGGCACACCGATGCTTCCGTCCGAAAGGAAGGTGGGCTTCGGCTTGCGCTTGGGGAATTTGATGATATTCTCCTCGATGGCGGCAGTGAGGTCGGCGCGGAACACGGAGAACCACATCGCGGACTCGTCGGCGGCACGGAGTTTCTCCCTTGGATCGTGATTCTCGTATGAGCACGTGAACCACATTGTGGCCTTCATTAGAGTCTGCACGAGCGGTGTCCCGTAGATTATTCTATCGGCCTTATTCATCATGAACTGACACTGGTACACCAGCCTCCTCAGCCTCATAAGGTCGTGGAGCGTTCCGGAACTTCTCTGTCTGCTGTCGTGTCGCTGCATCTCGTTGTTGTTTTCGTTGCTTTGTTTATGGTTATTCTTATAGTGTGCCCGCGTTGCCGACGGGCACACCAATGGTTAATTTCAAAGGATTGCCTCCGGCAATCTATAGAGCGAGACGGGGAGGGACTGGAGCCGGCGGCACATGTCGTAGTAGCCGAAGTAACCGGAGTCACCGTACGCGCACCAGGCGATGAGGCCGCCGCACCGGACGCAAGACCAGAAGCTCCTGCCATTCGACACAGCGTCGCCGCCCATAACCCAAAGAACCTTATTGAGAGCGTCGGCATCGCGGTTCGCCGAGGTTCCGTGCTGAACCGGTCCGAGGATGGAGGCAAGGTGCTCGGCGGTTGGGAGAAACCAGTCCGAGATGACGGAGCAGTCCGGGGAGGTCTTCGCGTAGACGGCCGCCGAACAAAGGGTCTGCGGAGTTCCATCCGCGAGGGTGAAGGTCTTTGCTGCGAGGATGGCGGTGCGCTCCTTTCCGTTACGTATGCCCATCGCGCCGAAGTCCGTCGGTGTCACGACCATGTTCGCCTTGAGGTAGCGCAGCCAACCCTCTTCGCCCTCGCCGTAAACTGAGCGCAGGAAAGCGCAGTGGTCGCTCTGGTACTGCGACCTACCCAGATAGCCTGGGAGGCAGATCGGATAACCCGTCTTTACGTTCGTGACATCGGTTGATGGATTGTATGCCGTGGATGCATTGTCGTTACGGAAGTAGGCTATCGCCTTCTGAAGGTTGTGGATGCCGCCCTCTCTGTTCCCATTGCCGTTGCGTCGCAGCATGTAGCTGCTATATGTCACGTCCGGCATTATTTCGGGTGAGAGCGTGAACCCAGCCTTACCGGTATTGTCCGGCCACTGCTGCCAGAACTCGTAGCTGCACCCGATGTAGACTTCCCCGTTGCTGTCGTTAACTCTCGCAAACCACTTTTGAGTGGTGAAGATTGCCGTGGCTGCAAAGAAAGCGTTGAGAGCCGTGACCAGCCCGGCTTTGTCGGAGGCGGTGTATGTGACCGTGAAGTCGGTGATCGCCGTCGCGGATGAACTCTCGCGTATCGAGAGGACACCCGTATGCTCTGCACCGTCGAGGGTATAGCCGGTAAGCTTGTATTCGATGCGCTCGCACCACTTCTGCACGGCGTTGTGCTTCCACACCACGAGGACTTCCTTTCCGAAGCGTCCGCCTACCGCACCTATGGTCTCGTATGTGTTAGAATCGAGTGCCGTCGGGTCGAATGATTCCGATGTTATGAATTCCGGTTTTCCGGTCACGAGGTTGCCTACTACCGCGTCACCCCACACAGGATTCTTTGTGAATATGTTCGTTGCCATATATATCTGATTTTAGCTGTTAATCCACTTGAGGTCGTATTCGCCGTTTCGCGCCGCGATGTAACGCCCGCCCGACGCAGCGGTGGTGTCGATGTACTGCTGGCCGATGGCGGAAGGCGTGCCGTTCCAGTTGTAACCCTCACCGGTGGCCGGGTCGTACTGATTCCAGTTGTCCGGAACGATGGCCTCCTTCGGAGTGCCGGCGCCGAAGAGTATCGGCGGCTGACCACAGAGGAGAGGGAGGGCGCGGTCGTCGGGGGACGCAACTTGGCTCATCGTGCGGTCGAGGTCAGCGCGGTTTGTGGAAGCTGCGGTCTGGACCGATGAAAGACCGGAGTGAAGGCTGGCGACCTTCTTCCGCAGGTTGTTGATTTGGGTGGTGATAGAAGCCTTCGTACCGTACCTGCGCACGAGCAGCGTCGTGGCTTCCGGCACGTCGGCACGGTAGCAGACGAGCACGTCCGAATATGCCTCCATTGCCTCAAAGCAGACATAGCCGCTTTTGGCGATGTCGGTGCTCATAGCCGAGAACAGCGGCAGGTATTCAATCCTTTCAGTGCCTGATGTAGTCGTGGTCTTGATTCGTGCTACAAAGAGCGCCACGCCTGGCTTCATCTTGTCGGAGCCGCCCATATACAGCTCGTAGGTGTTGCCGACAACCACCACGCCGATAGCCGCGATGTTGAAGTCCGCGTCGTCCACGAATGCGCCGTCGGCATTGATGTACTTCCCCGTCGTCTCCGCCGTCATACTCACCGACGGCAGCGGCTCGTACTGCCCGAGGTCGCGTTCGAGGGAGGAGATGCGGCCACTCACCTCACGGGCCTCTGCCGCTGCCTCGTTGGCGTTTGTTGCCGCGGCGTTGGCGGAGGCCGTGGCTGTTTCGGATTCTGTCTTGAGTCGTCCGAATTCAGAGACACGACTCGTTTCGGCCTGGTCGCGGCTCTTTTCTGCTTCTGCCCTCGCGCTTTCAGCAGATTGCCTCTGGAGTTCATTTCTCTTCGTCTCCTGCTCGGCTTGCTTAGCCTTGTCGCCCTGTTCCTTTGCATAGGTTGCCTGAAGAAGGGCCGCTTTTGCGGCTGCGTTTGCCGGCTCTTGAAGCCAGTTTATGAAGTCTTCCTCCGTGTCATGTCCTGGCTCCGGCTGATATTCGTTAAGCCAGGACTGATAAGCGGAATCTCCGGTGTCGCCTTTATCTCCCTTGTCGCCCTTTTGCCCGTCAATGACTATCGGTGTGTCGCTGTGATCGCGCATCCGCGAGCTACCTGTGCCATCGATGACTCGAAGCGTACACCTGTTGGCTCTCATCGTCTTACGTGCATAGCCGAACGTCTCCGCATTCTCGCTGAGGTATTCCATCACTTCGGACATGTACCCGTCAGCAGTCGTGAACGCCTCCCTGTATTGCCTCTGCCTTTCGGCTCTCTCCGACTCCGCGCTGTTGTCTTCGGTCTTGATTACGGCGCCGAAGCGAGTGCTCTGAATGTTCCCGTCGCGGATGATTCGGGCGTAGGCATAATAGGCGAGCGCTGTCCGGAGTCCGGTGAGGTATCTGACTGTTCCGTCCCTCTGTTGCCATTCGCCTCCGTCCAGGAGAGTATCATATGCCGCGGGTACCTCGTCCCGCGTTATCTGCAGATACAGAGCATCTCCGATTTTTGGCTTTATGTCCTGACGTTCAGCCTCCGCTATCAGGGAAGCAGCTATGCTCTCGTCTGCATGACAAGTCCGCGCGAGCGCATTGATATCGCTTAATGTGATGATCGCTTTCATTATGTTACTTGGCGTTTACGGTGGCACTTGATGGTGTGTAAACTTTCGGCAATATAGCAAGCCCTCTTCGGTCAGCGGCTGCAGGAAGGTCCCCGCCCCAAAGGGACAGCAATCGCAGGTATGACTCAGTCAATTTGTTCTGGAGCTTCACGCACTTGTTGGCATAATCTTCAGTAATGTCATGCACAAGGGTTCCGCTGAATCCCACCTTACCGTTTCGGAGGCTTAAGAAGCCCTCCTGCTGGAAGGCGCTGTAGATGCAGTCCTTGAGCTCCGATGCCGTAGCCGTGAACTCCTTGTCGATGTTCTCCCCCTGAATCTTGATGAATTCCGGCTTGTCTTCCGAGCTCTCGATGGTGAAGTCCATAATCTTGAGGGCGTTGTTGTCGCCCTGAAGCTGTCTCAGCTCGTCGGAATAGTAGCCCTCAGTTTCAGGGGTGCCATAATAACCTTCGTCCTCAGCTCCCGGTTGTCCCTGCCCCTTGTAATGCACCCACGCCCCGGCGGGGATGAAGTTCATTCTTGCATTCCTCAGCATGAGGTTGCTCAGGCCCTCATCGGTACTGAGGTCGGTGAGAATGCTGTCGAAGGAAGCGAGCGGGTACTCCATGTAGCCGCTTCGGCTGAAATAGTACACCTGCCCCTTATAATACTGGGGACCGCCGGCATCTTGCATCTGCTCCAGGGCCTGCTTCGGGTCGAATACATTGATGTAGTCGACGTTCTCAGCCTTAACCCTCACTGGTCTGCCGTTCCGTGTCAGTCGTCCGGTCCAGTCCGGATGAATGGCGACCTTCAGTATATTCCCGTCATCGTCAGGCTCGCATAGCCTGATGTTCTCGAACGGCACGTGCTGAAGCTCCGTGATCTGCCCGAACACGTTGTAGTTGACATGAATGGCATAGCCGTTGAATGCCGCGAGGTCGTAGGCGAGCAGCGAGTGCAGGTCATTCAGAGTCTCGCCCTTCCTGTTTATCGCCAGTGACGCCAGAGTCTGATCCTGGATTCCGTTGCCCTCGAGATAGTCCTGATACCGCTTCAAGCAGCCATAGCCCGTCTTGGAGTTCTGGATGATGGCTATCGCGTTCTGCGGGTACAGGTTGTCTATGTCGTAGGACTTGATGCCCAGTTGACTGACATATCTCGGAGTCAGCGAGGCCTCTGCTTTCGGAAGGTCAAGAGTTTTCATCGTCTGCCCGGTTGTTGTTAGTCTTTCGTTGTAGCCGTCTTCGTTCTCGACTGCTTCTTCTCCTCAGGAGCCGGTGTGTCAGTCACCTCTTCGCCCGGAGTGTCTTCAGCCTCAGGCGCCGGTGTGTCGACAGCCGGCACCCTGTCGAACTTTGAGCGCGCGTCCGGATGCAGATTCAAATATTTTTCCGCGAGTTCATCTGTCAGGCTGTGCCGATTGTAGCAATCGTTCCCGATCCAAACGATGACGCCTGCCTTAAGCTGATATTTTTGTTCCTTTGCCATTTTTCCTTTGCTTTTCAATGTGTGATATATATCCATAACGGCATCGCTGTAGCGGTGATGACATCCGCAATCTCGAAGGTGTTCTCCGAACTCCTCGAAATAGAAACGGGCCACCATCGTCTTTTCCTCTGCCGTAAAAACAGAGTCGTCTCCGCCGTTTGCAAGCTTCGAGCGGAGACGGCTCACGCAGGATATGACCTCGTTATAAGTCATAGCCGTTCGGCGGTTAACTTGCCGCGGTCTTCAGTCCGTCATACAAGGCTTTCCCCGCCGTGTAGGACGCGCCGAGGTAGATGTTCACCGTTGGTGCGTCACTTTCCGTGAGGGTGAGTATTCCGCCGTTGAAGGCATCGCCGTAAGGGTCTGCATCGAAGGCGGACATCGTCAGTCCGTTGTCGAGCCCGAGCACCTTGAACGCTCCGGCGCTGTCGGAGCCCTTATCCTTGCACTGTACAATGGCGACAAAATCGCCGTTAAGCGCAGGGTCGATGAAGTCCTCGGATACTGCCGGATCGTTGTTCAGAATGGCTACGACGAGATTCTTGGAGACCGTGTTCACATAAGTTCCCACCGTGGCGGAGGAGGTCGAGCCGTTGAACGGCTGACTGCCCTGCTGATAGACCTCGAAGGCTTTCTTCCCTGAAAGAAGAGGAAGCGCAGTCAGGACATTCTTGTGCGTGGTGTCATACTGAACGCCGCTCCAGTCTATGTCGGCGCGGTTTATCAGAAGGGCTTCCTTTTCGAAGCCCTTCTTCGGCTGGAGGGAGCAGTCACCCTTGGGCAGCCCCCTTGCTATTAATCCATCGCAATAACTCATAGCCTTCAGTTGTTAATAAGCTACAGTAATGAGATTCTCGTCCGCGATGAGCGTGCCGAGTGTGTCGCGGCAGAGGATGAAGTTCTTCTGCTTTGTCTGGTCAAACCAGGTCTGAATGTCGGCGATTTCGCTCTGAGACTCCGTACCGACAAGGAGGTTGTCCTTGATTGTGTAGACAGCACGTGCGGGTTTGTCCCAGGCACCCGCGTTCGTGGTGTTCTGGAGATAGCCCTGGATGATCTCGTCGAGGAAAGGCACGGCGCGCAGGGTGATTCCGTTGTAGGTCGTTTCCTGTATGCCGTCGAAGATAGCCTTCCACTGGAGCTCGCTGCCCTTGTTGTTCCTCTTGATGTCTGCGCTCAGCGCATCTGCGAGGAACTGGGTCACATAGATGACCTGGCCGCTTGCCTGACGAAGCTGCATAGGTGCATTTGCGATGAGGTCGTCGATCACCTTTGTCGCAGCTCCGGAGGTATTGATGGCTGTGCGCTGTGCGGCCGTGGTCGTCTCGTTGTTCGCTGCGATGGTCACGCGGCTGATGTAGCCGTCAGCGCCTTCACCCTTGGCCACGCCGTCGAAGATGTGCTTGAAGAATCCGTCGGTAATTGTGAAGTTGCCGGCGTTCGCACCTGCTTTGAGCGTGCCCGTGGTATTCGTGGACTTGTCATAGACGCTTGCGGCCTTGTCGCCGAAGAACGCTATGCGAAGCACGAGCCTCTTGACCGCGCTCTCGAGAAGAGGCAGGACGATGTTGTCGAGATACTCCGTGCCTGTAAGGTCAGCGACGCTCGTGCCTGTGCGAAGCGCGGTCTTTCCGAGATTCGAGAGCAGGTCTTCAAAGCAGATGCCCTCCGCAATTTCCCACCTCTTGATGTCCCAGGTCTTTTCCGTCACCTTTACAAGGTCGTTGCCGTAGGTCGGGTCGCAGCCCTGTGAGGCCTTGCCGAGAAGTCCGAACTGCCCGAGGAGACCGACCTTCTTGCCATGCTCCTGCTTCGGGAGGAAGTTGAAAAGGTCACCGAGGCTGTCGATGTTTGTAACTGAGAGGAAAATCAGCTCTCTCAGGTCCCTCACCGCGCCATTGTCCGGGGTGAGGTTTGCAAAGTTAAGTCCAACTGATGCCATGTCGTTTGTCGTGATTTGTTAGTTCTGTTTTCTTGCTGCCTCTTTCATTTCGGCGAGTCTTTCTGCAACCCTTGAAGTCTTCGCCTCAGTCTTCTTTCTGGCCGGAGTCCTCGGAGCCGGGGTATAGCGTCCGGTGATAGCCTTGTCGAGCCACGCGAGCCCGCCTGCTGCCTTCACCTTCGCGAGGATGTCCTTCTCCTCGTCTGTCTTGGCGTTCGCCTTGAGAGCCTTCACTTCTGCAACGAGCCGGGCCAGTTCTTCCTCGTCGGTGTCGTCGGGATCCTCGTCTTCCGCCGGGCGGATCTCGGTGATTACGCCGTCGACGACCACGATGGTCGTGCCGTCCGGCATCTCATGCTCTCCGTCAGGAGAGGCAGAATCCCCGACTGCCGGGTCTTCTCCTTCCGGTTTGTCGATGGTAAGCTCCGAGCCGTCAGCGGTCTCGAGCGTGTAGCCCAGCGGCGCTGGAGTGTCCAGTCCGAGAGCTTCCTGGAGCGCCGCCATAGCCCTGGCGAAAGCTCCGAGTGTCTGTGTCTTTTTTGCCATATCTCTTGTTTTGATTGGTTTCAGCCTGTAAGCCGCCGAGAGCGGAGGGAGTATCTCAGTTATGATTCCGAGCTCTTTGGCTTCGTCGACATACATGAGGCGGTCTTCCTTCATTATGGCCTCTATCCGAGCGCGGTCTGCACCTGTGCGCTCCACATAGAAGTCCACGAAGCGGTTCTGCTCTTTCTGCAATTCCGCACCCATCTTCTGAAGCCTTCCCGCATCGCACTTGCCGTCGATGTTCCACCCGATGATATACGGGTTATGTATGCAGAGTTGCGAGTGTGGATATGCCCTCCGTTCAGAGGCAGCCATGAGGATGATGCTCGCGGTGCTTGCCGCTATCCCCTCCACCGTGGCCACGATCTTCTTGCCCGATGCCCTGAGCTTGTCGACGATTGCCCACCCTGTGTTGACATCTCCGCCGCAGCTGTTGAGCCGGAGGTCTATCTCATTGTCGTCTTCAGGAATGGCGGCGATGAACTCGTCGATATCCTTGAAGCACACGCCGCGCGTCGGGTCCCAGAACCTGATGTCGCCGGCGTCCTGGTCATTCATTATGTCGTCGAAAATCTTCAGTATCATAGTACAATATCTTTGATGCAAAATTAGCGCGTCCCGCAATGGAACGCGCCAAAAAAAACGGATAGTTATTTGCCTTTATTTACCTTTGTTTACGTTTGTTTGACAAAGTGCGCCTATCGGGTAGCGATTCCCTTGATTCGGCTCATGCGGGTGCCCACCCGATCGATTTCCTCGACACTCACATAGATGTCGGCTGATGCCATTCCGGCCGCGACTGCCGAAGCCATATAATCGAATCCTGCAGAACCGCCCGCGCCGTTGAAAGCCTTGCCTCCCCCGGCCTCGTTCAGGGCTGAGAGGATGGGCGCGAACATCGAGGTGGATCGGGCGTTGATTACGCTCTCCCCGTTCGAGAGCCGCGCCGGTATGCTGTCCGATGTCGCCGTCCCCGGGCCTGTCACAAGACCTCCCGAGGCAAATTTTGCCGACTTGACGGAAACGATGGCGGAGGCCATGCCGGAGACCACTGCGGCAATGGTTGTCGCTATGGCGGCTATGTTTGCGGGGAACGGAACAGCCATCGCGTTTTTGATGCCTTCGGCGGTGGCCACACCTGTATCGATGGCAATCTGTGCTATGGCCAGTACCTTGGAGAGCTTGGTCAGGGCGGAGTTCTCTTCCCCGAGGTCGCCAATCGCCGAGGATATGTCACCGAGAGCCGCGGATATGGCCGTGGCGGTCGTCTTCTGCATCTGCCTTCTGGCCTCGAGTATTTCCTTCTCGGCATCAGCCTGCTTTTGCCACTCGTCTATCATCTTGTCTGTTTCCGCCTGCACCTGATTGAATTGATTGTCGTAGTACGCATCATCAAGTGCCTGCAATTCCTGGTTCAGTGTCTGTTTCTTGAGCTTGATGAGTTCCGCTGTCCCTTCCTGCTGTTCAAGCTGTGCGACCTCCATGTCATACGCCTGCTGCAGCTGCTCTTTCTTCAGGTCCAGTTCAGCGAGACTGCCCGCCTCTACCTGCTTGAGCCTCTCGGCTATCTCCTGCGCCTTTATGCTTGCCTGAGCCTTGACGCGCTCCTGTTCGGCCTTCACCGCTGCCTGCGCATCCTTCTCTGCCTGGTCGCTCGCTTTCTTGTCAGCGCTTGCCTGTGCATTGGTCTGACTGAGCAGCTGGTTCTTGGCCTCCACCATCTGTGCCGCCAGTTCCTTCGACTTGTTGAAGTATGCCGTTTCAGCCTGCCTCATCTTCTCGTAGGCTGCGGCGAGAGCGTCGTTTTCCTCGGCCGAATTGTCGGCGAGCTTCGACTTTTCCTCGAGAATGCGATACTCTTCCCGGGCCGCGTCGAGGTTACGCTGCGATATGGCCTTCTCCCTGTCTGCGGCCTCCTGAAGGAAGCCTATACGTTCCTGTGCTGAATAGGTGAGTTTCTCGGCGGCCTTTGCCTTAAGTTGGGCGATGGCCAGTTCATCATCCGCGTTCTTCTTCCTGTTCTCCCGCTCTATCTTGGTGAGTGCTATCTGGTCGCGGGTCAGCTGCTGCTCCGTCTTCATCGCGTCCGTGACAAGCCCCAGCTTGTCCGCGGCCTTGCCGAGATACTCCGCCACCTTGGCCACCACCTTGCCGAGGCCCTGGAACAGTCTTGTTACCATGGTCCCCACCGCGCCGAAGGCCGAGAAGGCAGAGGATACCCTGTTGGTGTTATCCTCGGAACTCTTGAGCTTCTCGATGACCTTTGCTATGATGTTGACCAGAATTCCGAGGATGGCTATCACCGGAGTCTTGCTCATCGTCTTGAGCCCGAGCGTGGCATTCTTTATCGGGTTTACCATGCCACCCGCGGCTCCGCCCATACTGGCGAAGGCGTCAACTATGCCGTTCTTGTAATTGCCCACATTGCGATAGTACCGCTGTGTGCTTTCCTCAGCGGCCTTGAGCTCATCGGTTATCACGTTGATGTGATGCGCCAGCTCCTGCCCTTTGGCTCCATTTCGCTCGGCGGCCGACAGGTTGTCGAACTCCTTTGTCGCATTCGACAGCTCGGCCCGGAGTGCCGCGAGGCTGTCCTTGTTGGTATTCGTCGCGGTGACGTTGTTCTGCACTTCCTTGTTGAGCTGCTGCATCTGCTTGCTGTACGCCGTCACCTCGTTGCGGCTCACCGCCATCGCCTTCTGATAGTCCGACTCGCTGATGCTTCCCTCTTTCCGTGCTTTCGCGAGTTCCTGCTGCTTGGCTTTCTGCTCGTCGATCAGCTGATTCCATTCAGCTATCTGGGCGAGTGCCTTGTTGTTGTCCACGAGCACCCGAAGGATTGTCTCTCTGGTTTCCGTTGTTGCCATAAGTCTAAATCTTTATCATTGTTACCGTGCTCAGCCCCGATGTGCTGAATCTGATCCGTTCCACTATGAAGCACTGCCCCCATTGTCCGATATATACGGGCTTGGAATAATCGAATTCCGCCACATCCATCGCTGTCAGCCTCATGGTACACTTCACCTGGAGAGGCCTACGCAGAACTTCCGCCGTGCGCGGATACCATTTTGCCAAGCGCGCCGGCCACTTGAGCGCATCAGTGAACCTGAGAGCCGTGCCGTTGCCATAGGGCTTAAGTTCCATGAGATGAGGCTCCACCTTCTGCTCCTTCACCGTCCAGACGCCATTCTTGTATTCCTCCTTGAATATCGGTATGTTATCGTAGTTCGTGGCGACGAATGGCAGCGTGTAATAGTCCGCATCAACATCGATGGTGGTGTCTTCGGTCACGAGTTCTCCGTCGGCTCCATCGACCTCGACGTTCTTGTTCTCCTTCCATCGGAACCAGTTGTTCTGTGCCAGGGCGTCAAGCGTGAACTCCACCTCATCCGGTTCTCCCGACCCCACAAGCCTGCTTGACCAGTCCAGCGCCTTTGCAGTGTCAGTGATAATGGATTCCCTCGTCACGAAATTGAAGCCGAGGCTCATTGTCCTGTCCGGTACCGCCGCCATGTTGAAGAGAGCGCAGACCGCTTTGACGTAATCCACCTGCTTGACGTCCGGGAGGTTGTTCGTGCTGAAGGTATCGCCGAGATAGACCTTGTCAAATTGCGGCACCGCCTCAAAAAGCGACGGCGTGATATAGTTCTGGCCTGTCTCCGGAGGATCGCTCTGATCCGCAAAGATGTTGGCACTCATCTGAAAGAAATAGCCCTTATAGCCACTGACGTCAACCTTCTGTTCGATGTCTATGTTCCACATGGCCTTCTTGGGGAGCTGCTGGCTGTACACCTCTTCTGAAGAGCCGTCACTCTTGATGCCCATCACCTGGAACTTCGCCGCTGAGGGGGCATAAATCGCCCCATATCCGTTCCATTTGAAGCGTACGAGTACCTCCGTCGTTTTGGCCTTATGGATGAAGTCACGACTACTTTCGACGTAATTGGAATTTCTGTCGGTATAATAGCTCTTTTTAAAATAGAGCCTTATGGGATTATTTCCATACACGCCCTCTGAGTAGTACATCCGGGAGGCCGTGAATTTCAGCGATTCGCTGTCGGTAATGCTGTTTCTCGTGACAAACGGCACAGCCATCTGCCTGAGCTCCGTATCCACATCATCGGGCAGACCGAACATAACGGCTTCCCCGGCTATGCTGTTCATCACATACGACAGAAGCGCCGACGCGCCGAGTGCCGGATAGGGAGCCAAATCGGTATGTTGGTTCAGATACACGCCGGTGTTGTAGTCAACATTCATCGGGAACATTGTTCCCGGGTTATATGCGCCCGGTGTCCGCGACCATGTTATTCCGAGACGCGGTATGTCGCGGATGCTCTTGTCGGAGTCGAGCCAGGCAGCCAGAGCTGCCGTGCGGTTCCAGGTGAAGCACATGTCGTATCCTCCGCCTCCGGCGCTCAGAAGCACGCCCCTGCCTGTGCAGCCGAAGAGGTCGATCCCGTCTATGAGCAGAACCGCGTCCATGAAGCGGCGCGGTGCCGTCGATTCATGCGCGAGGTTTTCCGGATAGTCCAGTGCCCTCGCGTTCCGCAGCGTTCGCGGCAGGGTGACGCTGTAGCTGTAGCAACTCTGCAGCTTGCTGATGTCGTCCAGGAAATTGGAATTAAAGTCGAAGATAAGCTTCTGCGACCGCGGCAAATCGACCGGCTGGCCGCCTATATAGAGCTCTATGGTCATAGCGTCACGGTATTGAGCCCCGGGAGGCTGATTGTTATCTCGAAATCCGTTAATTTAGGAGTTGCGAATCGACGGCTGCGAGTGTAGGCTCCGGCAGCCACCACCACTCTCATCCATTTCGGGCTTGTTCTCGTACCGCCCACGAGGAGGCTGACGCAAGGCGACGCGGCAAGCCCGCAGAGCATGTCGAACTCATCGGAATTCACCCTGGTTCCCAGAGTCATTGTTCGTCCGGCAGTAAAGTTGGCTTTCAGGGCATTCCGGTATTCGCCGCCCACGGGGATGCTCGGATCGGCCCCGTAGTGCCGGCTCCAGTTCTCGGACACGGCAGTCGTGAACTTGTAGTTGCCGCCGCGGAAGAGCCAGTATCTGACCGCACCCGTCCTGTCGAGCCAGCGGAGCATGAAGAGGTCATCACGACGCGGGGTCCTGTCAACTTCTACTTTCCATGGTACGCCGCTGGCATCCGCCGATAGTGCACCGTCCTCGACGACATATTCTGCCACCACCAAATCGAGGGGCTTTCCCGACAGAAGATCAGCCTTGTCAGTGTTATCGTCGTCCTGCTGCAGGAGGTGCTGCACGAAGTCGCATTCCCCCATCGGCCCGGGGTAGTACTCAGTATAATCGCCACCAATGTAGCCCGAGGTACCCAAGACATCAGTTTCGGGCATCAGGTCTACCGTACAAGGCCAGTTAAGCCACATTCTCCGCGGCGCGGAGTGCCTGAACACCTCCCCCGCATCCAGAGCGCCGTATCTTGCCCTGATATAGAGGACGGCGAGATTCGTGCCGGATGTGGCCCTCTTGAGCGTCACCGTGAAGTCCTCATAGAACTTCACCGAAGGACCCGTGTAGTCCAGTGTTTCAAGAAGGGTGTCCGGGTCAGTGGCGAGAGCCTGCATTATTCCCGATATGTCCATCTCCACCTTCTGCGGCTGCCCCTGACTCCAGCCGATGCGCCTGCGTTCAGTGTACTTGCGCCCGCTGTCTGTGGCCACCGTGACATCCATCCACAGGGACGCCGCCGTCGGTGTGGCGGACGACGTATTCGTGTACCGCACTATCTGAGGCGAGTACATGAACGCGAGCATGTTCGGATATTCCAGGGTCTCGGTCGAGCTGATTTTCAGTGTTCTCATATTTCAGTCACTTTTGGTATTGTCCTGTTCAGTCTGTCCGTCACGAGCACCTGCATCTGCGAGGTCACGCGACGTGTTATGGCTTCGAGCGTCCGCGGAATCTCAGGCGTATAGACGTCGTCCTTGCCTCCCTGGCGGCGCAGCCTCGATCCATCGCGCATCAGGGTGGTGGCCACCGCATAGGCATTGAGACGGAGCCTCTTTGCGTCTATCCATTCCTGTATCAGCTCTGCAAACCATTTAGGCGGACGAGGGTATTGGTGCGCCCATGGACGCGAGCCTATCTCCAGAGTGGCGAACGCCTCCCTGCCCGTAAGGGCACCGCTCAGGCCATTCGCCTCCACTGAAAGGCCGGCGACCGTCTTGCCCGTCGCATTCCGCCCTGTGGCCACTATGTTGTCCGCCACCCTCTGGCGCAGCCCCTCAAGCTCGCTGCGCAGAATCTCAGTCACATTGATGCCGCTCATTCCAGGCAGGTACCGTCCTTTTCGGTCAGGCTAAATTCAAACATCACCACCACGAGGTTCACGTCGAAGGCGTCATAGAGCACCGACCACACCATGTCGGTGATATCCTCGAAGAGCCCGGTGTCCTGCAGCCTCGTGAGCAGCGACACGCCGAGTCCCTTGAGCTCATCGGTCAGTTCGGCCACCTTCTGCGGGTCATAGTCCAGAGCTATCTTCCGGCTCATCGCCACCTTCGTTCTCTGCGTCTCCCGCCCTCTCCTGTACAGCGGGGTCTCGTCAAAGGAATAGGTGCCGTCCACCGGCTGGATGTTCAGGCAGGCCGGCGCGTCGTTCCCGTGGAGCAGCGCGTCCAGCACCTGGTTCAGGTACGGCAGCGGGCCATACTTGTAGGTCAGTCCCATTGCCACGGCCTCTTTTCTGATGATGTTCTCGAAGTTCATATCCTGTCAGTATTACATTTTCCGTTTAAGCTCCCTCGCCCTGATATCCTCAAGACGCCTCTGAAATGCCGCCACAGCCGCGTCGTTTGCCCTGCACTGATAAATCCTTAGCCACGGAGTAGAAAAGGCTTCGTCGTGGCTGTGAAGGCCCATTCTGAGGGCGTACCAGTCCGCGAGTCCAAACGTGCCGAAGTCGAGAGCCTCGCTGCCCGCCATAATCTCCTGTGCGGTGGGCCTTGAAGCTATGGCCTCGAAGAGTCCGGCGATCCTCAGGAGCTCCGAGGTCACTCGGTTCACGATGCCCATCATCTTGTAGGCGTCGGCCCTCAGCGTCCGCCTCTCGCTCCAGCGAAAGAGCACGCGCCCCGTGACGAGGAAGAGGTCGCGGGTCGTGCGGCACTGCCAGAACCGGTCGATCTCTTCAAGCGTCAATCCGTTCAGGTCAGCAGGGACTCTCCTGCCCGCTATTTTGTCCGGGCATTCTACCGCGAGAAGAGCCGCCTGCCTGTCATCGGCCAGAAGGCGCTCCCACCGGAGAAGGTCTGACACTGTTCTCATCGTCCTCATTTCCTCTGCCCTCCCACTGATTCCCAGCCGGCGGCCATTCCGGCCGTGCCGCCGCGGTGCACCTGTGCCTGATGCACGAACTTCGTGAATACCGCATAGCGCATCGCGTCCATGGCGTGGTTGAAGTCGTCGATGGGCTGATTCAGCAGCTTGCCGTCCGCGTCCACCTCCCAGGTGTAATTCCTGAACTCCCGGATGGTGTTGACGCTCCGCTTCGTGACTCTCAAAGTCCACCCCTGCACTTCGCTGATCTGCGCGTTCAGCTCCTTGGCCTTATAGGACGGGTAAGCATTGAATCCTGCAAGCTTGAGCTTCCGTATGGTCTTCGGCTCCGCGCAATCGGCGTAAATGCCCGCCCCTCTCATCGGCACCCCTGCCGCTTTCATCCGGCTGATCAGTTCATCATCGAGCAGCCCCGTGTTATAGATGAGCTCGTCTATGTACAGGACCTTTCGGGGCGTGTCGGCATAGAGCCGCAGGAGCGCCGTCGGGTCATTGCTGAATCCGAAGTCCAGTCCATAGAATTCCACGAGTCCGGTCGCTTCCGGCATCCGGTCCACCTGGTCGAACCGATATATGAGCCCTTCGAGCTCGCCAAAGAGCCCGAGGCCGTAGACCTTCCACCAGTTGGCGTTCTTCTTGTTTGCCTCTATGCTCTTCACCTGTTCAGCGGTGAGCCACAGATTGTCCCGATAGGTGCTCCGGATGCTGTGCACTCCCGGCTGCCCCGTTATATGCTCCTGCACCCAGAAGTCGTGTGTCGGGTTGTAGTCGATAATCTTCAGCCCTGTTGTCCTGATGATGAGCTGCAGCACCGTGTCCCACCTGAGGTTCTGCCCCTCGTTGATGAAGAGCCGGTCACGCGCCGGGCCGTGCACCCGCCCCGGCTTGTCGACGCTGAAGAACTCGATGATGCTTCCGCTGGCGAAGCTGTAGGTGTTGGAGGTCGCGTTCCATCTGAAGTCGTCCCATCTGGAGTCGTCGGCCATTATCTTCTTGAAGTCACGGATGGCTCCCTTGCTCAGGTGCGGGAAGGTCTCCGATACTACGGAGGTGACTGTCGGTGTCCTGTCGTACTCGGACAGCAGGCTGAGCAGCTGGAGCGCGCTGTAGGTCTTTGTCGACCGCGTTCCGCCGCAGCTGTCAATCGTCATCGCGCCCATCGTGTAGGCGTGGAGCATCTCTGAAAACACCCGGGAAGTCGTCATCATTCACCCCCTTTCAGCTTCTCCAGCTCTTCCGCCGCCCTGGCGTCCTGAACCACTACCTGGAAGCCCTTGACCGCGAGGTCCGCCGCGATTTCAGTTCTCTCCGTATAGCCGCGCTGCTTGTACTTCGTCTTGAGGGCGAAGATGATTGCAGTCGTGTCTCCCTGGCTGACCCTGTCATAGAGCTTTGCTTCCACCATGTCGCCGAACTGCTCGCAGCCTTGGGTCACGGCAGCCTCTTCGGCGGCCGCGAACACCGGGTCCTGTTCCCTCCAGGCCTTGACCGTGTCGTGCGTGAGGTTGCCTGCAGATTTGTACGCAGGAGTCTTGAGCCCCCCGAACTTGACGAGCGCCTCAAGATAGAGCGCCTTGGCTCTTCTCTTCTCCGCAGCCGAGTATTTCTGCCCCGGGCGTTTTTTAATCCGCGAATTGTGCGAGCTATTATCCATCATTCAAAAGTTTAGTTTATTTTTTCCGCACGCCTGCCGGTCATCTTCTCCCATCGGTCAATGATCACGTCGCAGTAGTGCGGGTCCAACTCAAGCGCATAGCAGCGCCGTCCGGAGGCCCACCTCCCTGGCGGCTGCAAGCCTCATGTTTCCTCCAATCACAACGGCGCAGTCATCGGCCATCGCGCAGAGGCACCCTCTGGCCACGAATAGCTCCGGCGTATCCTCCAGGCTCTCGGCCAGCAGGCCGAGCTGCTCCCTTGACCACGTCCTCGGGTTCCTCGGTATTCCCGACAGCTGCCCCGTGTTCGGACGCAGCCTTGCCACCGGAATCTCTGCCGACCAGACCGTCAGTCCTCCCCAACTCATCGGCTGCGGTTTCAGGTCCTCCAGCCATCTCGGAAATGATTGTAAGTTCTGCATTTGCGTTTAGATTTTACGCAAATTTCGCGGTAATGCAAAGAATTCACCGCATTTTTCTTTGAAAGTTATTTGACAAGGGCTGAAAAGACGCAAAAAAGGTACAAAATATTTTGAAAAAAAGCTTGTAAATCAAAAATATTTTGTACCTTTGTACTGTTGAAAGGAAAAGCCAGGGCGCCTGAAAGACCGGGAAAAAACCTCAGAAATTTTGAAACGATGACGATCTTAAAGTTCACTTTCAAAATCTTCTTCATCAAGATAACGATTGAGATCTGATGAACAAGTCTCGGGGGCTGCGGCTCAGCCCCCTTGATTTCTGAGGCACTGCAAATTTAATCAAATTATGGAAAACAAAAAAGAAACGAGAGGCGGAAGGCGCGAGGGCGCGGGCCGCAAGTCCAAGGATGTGGTCAACGTGTCCGTCAGTCTTCTCCGAGACAACGCCTTAAGGATTGCCGAAATGGCGGACGGCTCCGGGCAGTCAAAGAGTGCCGTCATCAACATGATTCTATCCCGCTATTTCGCCGCGGATTAGTCTCACCTGCTCCATCACGTAGTTCTGCAGGTCACCCTTTCCCGTCAGGGCGTCCATCACCCGGCAGTCGATTGTCCCCTCCGCCACAAGATGGATGACCCTGACGGGTTTCTCCTGCCCCTGTCTGAAGAGGCGCGCGTTCGCCTGCTGGTATAGTTCAAGGTTCCACGTCGGCGTGTACCAGATGATGATGTGTCCGCCCTGCTGCATGTTCAGTCCGTATGCCACCGATGCCGGATGTGCCAGGAGCACCCGGATCTCCCCGTTGTTCCATCTCCTGAGAATCTCCGGCTCTCCGGAGAAATGGACCGGGTGATAGCCGGAGAGGCGCTGCATTATCCTCTCGCGCTCGCCAGTATAGCCGTAGAACACCAGCACCGGTTCACCCGCTGCCTCCACCGTCTCTTCCAGGGCTTCGAGCTTCTCGTCACTGACGGGGTGATAGGCTCCGTCCTCGTCATAGATTCCGCCTCCGGTGAACTGGAGAAGCTTGTTCGCCAGCACCGCTGCCTGCTGCGCCGTCACCATCTCGGTCTCGCTGACGCTGATGGGCTCACCTGCAAAGTTCCGTGTTTAAGTTATCCAAAGATCTTATAGATTCTATA